GGCGTGCTGTTCGGAGGCAAGCGCTACTTCGCCACGGCGAAGATGGCGAACGCAGTGGCAGTGGCGAACACAGGCAAGGACACTGTTGTGCCCTACATCCTGTTGAGCACATCTGCCGATGGCTCACTCGCCACCGAGGGCAGGCTCACTCAAGTACGCACAGTGTGCAACAACACGCTGAGCGTAGCGCTCAAGGGTGCGGCGTCCTTCAAGATCTCCCATCGCACCACGTTCAAGGCGCAGGAGTGCCGAGGCATCATCGAGTCTGCCCACGAGGAGTTCGGCGCGTTCATGGAGATGGCACGCAAGCTTGCGTCCATCAAGGTCGAGTCCAAGCTGGCCGAGGATATGACCGCGCTGCTGTTGACAACTCCAACCAGAAACATCGACGCCGCGAAAGATAGTGCGGGCTTTCACCGCATCATGGGGTTATTTCAAGGCGGGGGCAAGGGCAGCACGCTTGAGACTGCACGCGAGACTTCGTGGGGCTGGCTCAACGCGTGCACCGAGTACGTGGACCACCATGTCCGTGCCCGCTCGGACGAGAACCGCACGGCATCCGCCACCTGGGGCCCAGGCGCTGACCTCAAGCAGCGTGCAGTAGAGATTGCCTTGGCAGCGTGAAGCGCGGCGAAGGGCGCGTAATTCGTGGGGGGGCTTCGGCCCCCTGTTTTCAATGGGGACATGTCGTCCTCTTTCACTTAGGAGAAAGCAATGCAAACTGTTCACATCAGCATCATGACTGGCAAGCTCGACGGCCTGCGGGCTATCAGCACGAATACAAGAACCAACGACTACTGCATCAAGCAGAACGCGTCCGGTGATCCCGACAACATCTGCACCAAGTGCTACAGCCACACGATGCTGTCTTCCTATCGGAAGAACATGCAGCCTGCGCTACAGCGCAACAGCGACGCGCTGAGCACGCGTATGCTGGCTGAGGCGGAGTTGCCTCGGGTCATGGACTCGGTCTTTCGGTTCGACGCGCACGGGGAACTGATCAACGACACGCACCTCGCCAACCTCGTGGCTATCTGCGAGTACAACCCACGCACGGTGTTCGCCCTGTGGACCAAGCGCAACGACATCGTTGCCAAGTACTTCGGTGCACGCGCCAAGCCCACGAACATGATCCTGATCTACAGCAATCCCAAGATCAGCAACATCATGAAGCGCCCACCCAAGCACTTCGACCGCACGTTCAACAACGTGCTGGAGCATGAGTACGTCGAGCGCCAGAACTGCACGGGTCAGCAATGCAAGGACTGCCTGCTGTGCTACACCCCGGGCAATGGCGTTACCACAATCGTGGAGAAGGTGAAGAAGTACTAAAGATCACAGTCAAGCGCTTGACAACCCGATGGTGGGGGCGGATACTCCCCACCTCATCAACCCTTTTAGGAGTCAACATGACTTTCACTGTAGAAGCAGGCGTTCCCATCCCCAAGCGTACGCGTGGCCGTGTGCCCACTGCGTTCCCGATGGCCGAGATGGACGTGGGCGACAGCTTCCTGATCGAGTGCGACACGACCGACAAGAAGGCGCTGACCAACTGGCGGCGCAAGTTCCTGATGGCGAAGAAGGTGTTCCTCGAGTCCTACGAGGGTGCGTTCCAGACCGCAACGGTGGACGGCGGCATCCGTGTCTGGCGTACGGCCTAAGAGTCCCTGACTCTGCACTCAACGCTCTGCTTAGGCAGGGCGTTTTTCATGTCTGAACGAAACTCAACTAGGAGAATGAAAATGAAAGAATACTTCCAATTTAAGCACCCCAACGACATCACCATCGGCAAGGGACGTGTGGTGTACGCGTCTACCTACGAGGCGTGGGCGTTGCCCGGTGGGGAGAAAACGAAAGACCGTACCCGTGCAGAGGCAGTCGCCAAGGAAATCAACGAGATCGCCCTGCGTCAGGAAGAGGCAGCGCGGAGGGCGGTGCGATGAACACCAAGGATCTCGTCCGCCACGCCCGGGAGTTATGGAACTCCCCACTGGTGCCGACCAGTGTCAACCGGCACAATCGCAAAGCCTGGGTCCGCAGCGTCCTGCGCCTGGGGGACAAATGGTTGCTGGCACAGCCTGTGAGGAGGGCAGGGCAATGACACTTGATGAAATGTGGTCGCGCCTTGAGGCGCATCAGCCTTTCGCTGACAAACGGGGCTACGGCCCTGCGTGGAAGCAGATGTGCGAAGAGCGTACTCGCCAAACTGCTGATGCCGTGAGTGATTTGCTGTGGAAAGACCATAACCGGAACGCTGCATGGGCAGCATGGTCTGTAGGCTTTGCACTACGCAATGTGGAGCAAGTGTCAGTTCACCTTAACAAATCGGAGGAAGCATGAAAGAAGAAACCTACCTCTTCGACGACGGCACTGAGCCGACCGTTCGTCGCCTGCCCCGAGGCTGTGACCAGCAAGGACGGTATCCCGAAGCCGCTGAAGCGGCAACCGAGGTCGGTCAGGACGAGTCCAATTTTTACGGGCTAGAGTTCTGGGACGCCCCTGAATCCTTGGGCAGGCTGGTGGTGCTGGGGCTATGCGTTGTTGTCCTTGTCGGCGTCCTTGCATTTCTTGTGGGGGTGTTGGTATGAGCGACCGCGAACTTCTTGAGGCCGCTGCGAAGGCGGCGGGGCTCGGATTCACAGTGCCTGTGTTCGGTGTTCCGCCGTTCATGGGGTTGCGTCTTATCGGTGGGGCACTTTGGAACCCCCTCACCGACGACGGCGATGCGCTGCGGTTGGCGGTGAAGCTGCGGCTAACCATAAATTGTTCGTACGACGATGTGGCTATTTGCGGGCAAGAATTTACGCAAAAGGAAGCGTTCATTGAGCGTAATGGTGAAGACCCTCTTGCCGCCACCCGCCGCGCAATAGTCAGGGCTGCGGCTGAGATTGGAAAGGAGATGAAAGATGACTGATCTGAGAACCGCTGCGCGTCAGGCGCTGGAGGCGTGGGAGCACATCAACAAGTACGGCTTTGTCTTGGCTGACTACGAAGGCCCGATGGAGCAAGCCATCACCGCCCTCAAGGCCACGCTGGAGCAGAAGCCAAAGTTCACCCTGTCCTGTGGATGCCCGTCGCAATACGGCGGTGTCCCTGCGTACTGGAACAGAGATGGCAGTACGGCATTCGGCATGATCTGTGAGAAGCATTGGCATGAGTACGGTGCAAGGAGTGAAGCATGACTGACCTGAGAACCGCCGCCCAGCAGTTTGTGACCGACTACGAGAACGGCGACCTGGGAGACCTGAAGCACTACGCACGCGCCCTCCGCGCCGCGCTGGAGCAGCCGGAGCAGGAGCCGGAGCAGGAGCCGGTGGCGTGGATGTTTCAGCATGACGAAACAGGCCGCATCAACTTCGTTGTTAATTACGGCATGATGGCGGCTGACGAATTCATAAAAGTCAACCCACGCTACACATTGATTGGCTCCCTCTACACCCACCCACCCCGCCGCGAGTGGCGAGGACTGAAAGAGTGGGAGATCAACGACGGACTTGATCAACTGCCGACCGAAGATGTTTGCAGTTGGTCGTTCAGGAAGGGTGTGTACTTTGCTGAGGCCGCTTTAAGGAGCAAGAACCATGAGTGAAGAAATATCACCGCTGGAAAACCACGGTTGGTGGATGGAACGGCTGCGCAAAGACGCGAAAGCAAATCGACCCGAAGCACTTCGTCTTGCCGACATCATTGAGCAAGATCCAACAACCACTTGGGGCTACCGAGAAGCATCACATGCTGCCGCCGCCGAACTGCGCCGGTTGCACGCGGAGGTCAACGAACTCAAACGCACCCTGGCCCTTCAGCAGCAGAGCTACGAGCGCGAGATTCAGATCGAGGTTGAGGCCGAGCGCGAGGCGTGTGCGAAGGTGTGTGACGCAAGATGCATTGCAGATGGATGGGAGGGGTTTTATGCAGATGAATGCGCCGCCGAGATCAGAGCAAGGGGGCAGGGATGATCTACCTACCCCAAGACTTCGCCCGGTGCCTGGAGAAACAACTATCGTTGTCACAGGTTATGCAGAAAGTCCCGATTGATGGGGTATACGAGTGCAAAGGTTGCCTGCGTTCGATACCAAACTCGCCATTGCACCCAGAGTCAACAACACAGGGAGACTTGATTGAGCCGTGGCCTGACTTCACGCCTTGCCAGAACTTTGTTGCTTTGCGGTGGGGTTCGCCTGTAAGCGACGAGGCGCTTCACAAAATGGTGACGGACGAGATCCCGTCTTTAGATTTTGGCCCACGCAAAGCTGTCATGCAGGACTTGGAACTTGGCATGCTTGGCGCAGCAGTGAAGTGTATACACCAACAACAAGGCTGGACGATGGACGGCTTTGACTACGCCGCGAAGAACCGGCGCACTTTGATGTATCACACGTTTGAACACGAGATGAAAAGGAGAAAGCATGACCCACTGGAAACTTGAGCAGCTTGGTGCTGACAAGTACTGGCTGTTCTACAAAAGCGGCGATGTCTGGTTTCATGCGTACACATGCACCAAATCAGGTAACGCCATCTTCACCTTGGATGCGGCTCTGGCAAAGATAAAGGAGTTGGCATGAACTACCTACCCCAAGACTTCGCCCGCTGTGAAAGCAACCCGTTGCTTGACCAGTGCAAACAATGCGCAAGGAACATGCACATAAATCCTGTGCATCCCGCCGCAGGGCGGCAAGTGTGGATCGGCCCGTGGACCGGGCATGGTCCGTGTCCTAACGGAGATTTTGTGGAGAAAGAAGGAGAATGAAATGTCCGACATGCAACGCCTGGACGTCTGTTCTGGAGTCAGTTCTCAGGAGAGATGGATCGCGCCGCCGTCGCTACCAGTGTGCGAACCTGCACAGGTTCAACACGGAGGAAAGAATTGTTGGCCTTTCCTCTACAGCTACCGAGGTGACACCCTCGTCGTCAACAAAGCAATACGAAAATCCAAATACCAAGCCGCCGAAGAAGTCGGCGTAGCAGATTTTTAGCGGGCGTTGCATAGCTGCAAGCGTGGTTCTAGCCTCACAGATGTGAAGCCATTTCTTGCGCACCATACGTGCCCGCTGATTTTGATGCGTATGGTGCATCTCCCCAACCTAGACCGAGGGGGCTAGGAATCTGTGTCTCCCCCTCCCTAATAACCCAACCCGAAAGCAAACACATGGCAGCAAACGATACACAAGTGGGCGGCGCTCACTACCGAATGAATAACATAGAAACCTGGGACGTGATCCTTGATTGGAAGCTCGGGTATCTAGACGGCAACGCTGTCAAGTATCTGTCCCGCTGGCGACACAAGGGCGGCGTGCAAGACCTGAAGAAGGCGCGGCATTACATCGACAAACTGATAGAGGTCACAGAAGCGGAGCAAGCAAATGGCACGAACTCCTGAAAGCGCAGTGAAGGCGCGATGCGTCGAGATCATCAAGAAGTACCGCGCTTACTACTTCTTTCCTGCACAGAATGGCTACGGTCGAGCAGGCATACCAGACATCATCGTCTGCTACCGAGGCATGTTCCTTGGTGTAGAATGCAAGGCTGGTTTCAACAAGCCCACTGCCCTGCAAGAGCGTGAGATGGCAGACATCCACCGTGCCGGTGGGTCCGCGATGGTGGTCAGGGAAGACACACTTGAACTGCTCGAAGAGTGGTTCGCAGAAAGGCAATCATGGGCACAGTAGACACAGACAGCTTAAAGCAACGCATCGAGATGGTAGCGATGATGGAGCGCATCGCTGCGCTTCCTGCAGATGAGGCGGACCAGTTCGTGCGGGCCATACTCATGGTGGGTAGCTGCTTCTTGCATGAGAAGAACCACGGCGTGTTTCTGCTGGTCGAGAACGAGGAGACGCTCAAGGTCATGGGCGTGGACGCTTCGCTCGATGAGACGGGGCACATCGTCACGCAAGCCGCTGAGATGTTCATCACCAACATGGTCGCCAACGACCTGCAACGCAAAGGAGAAACGCATTGAAACCCTACGACAAGATCGTCGTCTTGGACTTCGAGACCGCATGGTCTCGGTCCGAATACACGCTATCCAAGATGACCACTGAAGAGTACGTGCGGGATCCCAGGTTCAAAGCCTGGGGCCTGTGCTACAAGGAGGTGGGCACCGACGAGATCCCGGTGTGGGTGAGGGGCGACCGCATCGGTCGCTGGAAGTCCAGCATCGACTGGTCCCGCACTGCTGTGCTTGCTCACAACGCCCAGTTCGACGTGACGATCCTCTCCTGGGTCTACGGCATCCAGCCCGCGTTCATCTTCGACACGCTCAGCATGGCCCGCGCCCTGCGTGGCGTGGAGGTGGGCAACAGTCTGGCTACGCTGGCCGAGGCGTTCGAGCTTCCCCCCAAGGGCAAGGCAGTGCACTCAACCGATGGACTCCTTGAATCCATTCCTTTTCTTGTGGAACAAGAACTGGCCGACTACTGCAAGCACGACACGTACCTGTGTGAGCAGATCTTCCTGCGCTTGATCGAGGGCTACCCGACCAAGGAGTTGAAGCTCATCGACATGACGCTCAAGATGTACACCCGCCCGCTGCTGCAGCTTGACAAGGAGATGTTGGCGCAGGCGATTGAAGAAGAAAGGACTGCACGTGAAGGACTCCTTGCAAAGCTCGGCATGGTGGAAGCTACTCTCGCTTCGAACCCGCAATTTGCGCAAGCGCTCAAAGCGCTTGGGGTTGAGCCACCAACGAAGATCAGCAAGACTACAGGAGAAGAGACGCTTGCTCTCGCCAAGAATGACGCACTGTTTCAGGCGCTACTCAATCATGAGAATGAGGATGTGGCTCTTCTTTGCGAAGCAAGACTGAAGGTCAAGAGCACCAGCGAACGCACGCGTGCGCAGCGCTTCCTCGACATTGCTGACCGGGGCAACCTGCCGGTGCCCCTGAGCTACTACGGTGCAGCCACAGGCCGGTGGACTGCAGCTAAGGGCAGCGCGATCAACATGCAGAATTTGAAGAGGGGCTCTTTTCTGCGTAAGGCGATCATGGCCCCTGAGGGACATGTCATCGTGGTCGGTGACCTCTCGCAGATCGAGCCGCGTGTGCTGGCGTGGCTGGCGGACTACGACGCGCTGCTCGACATCTTCCGCGCTGGTGGCGACCCTTACGCGCAGTTCGGTTCGCAGATGTTCAACATCCCCGGCATGACCAAGGACAGTCACCCGGTGGAGCGGCAGTCGGCCAAGAGCGCCCTGCTGGGCGCGGGCTACCAGCTAGGCTGGGCCAGCTTCGCGGCCCAGTTGCTTACTGGGTTCCTCGGTGCACCACCCAAGCGGTACTCAAGGGAAGAGGCGAAGCAGCTTGGTGTTGTCGGCGCTGACGTGCAGAAGTTCTTGTCCTGGGATGAGAACATCAAGAAGATGGAGGAGATCCCCCACACCTGCACCGACCTTGAGCTTGCCATCCACTGCCTCGCAGCCAAGGCCATCATCGACAAGTACCGCACGGCCTCGTGGCCGGTGGTGGCGTTCTGGGAACTGATGGGCATCCTCATCGAGCAGAGCCTGTACAAGGGCAAGGAGTACACGCACAAGTGCCTGACCTTCCGCAAGGGCGAAATCGTCTTGCCAAGCGGCATGTCTGTGCGGTATCCTGACCTCCGCCCTGACCAAGACGAGAGGGGCCGAGTCCAGTGGAGCTACGCTGACGGCAAGGACGGCAAGCGAAGCAAGCTCTACGCGGGCAAGGTCACGAACAACGTGGTGCAGGGCACGGCGCGTTGTGTGATGACTGACGGGATGCTGCGAATAGGAAAGCGGTATCCGGTCTGTGGAACCGTGCACGACGAGGCGTTGTGTATCGCGCCGGAGAGTGAAGCAGATGAGGCCAAAGACTACCTTCTGGCCTGCATGACCGTGCAGCCGAGCTACATGCCGGGGATTCCCCTGGCTGCAGACGGCGGTGCTAACAGACGCTATGGACTGGCAAAAGGATGAACACCATCACCGACTACGCCATGCCGCTCATGGAGATCGAGCGCATGGCCCGAGCAATCCACGACCTGTGCCTTGAGCGCAAGTATGGACAAGCGCGTGAACTCACCACTCACCTGGGTGTTGAGAACCGCATCCTGCAAGCCACGCTTGCACTACTCGAAGAAAAGGAGAAAGCCTTTGCAAACCCCCAAGAAGTTCAAGCTCAGTAACAAGACGTTCACCGTGCGCATGGTGGACACGATGCCCTGCCGGGGGCACATGGGTGAGGTGGACCACGACAAGCGTGTGGTCACCATCGCCACCGCCAGCAACCTGACGGGCCGGTCGTTCAAGACCGAGGAGGTGTCCGACACCTTCTGGCATGAGGTCACTCACGCCATCTTGCAGGACATGAACCACCGGCTGTGGAACAACGAGAAGTTCGTCACACGCTTCGCCAACCGGCTCAACGAGGTCATCAACACAGCGGAGATGTAATGGGTAACGCAGTCACTTGGAGCCATTCAGGCCTGAAGAAGTTTGAGCAGTGTGCGCGGCAGTATCACGAAGTGACGGTGCTGAAGCGCTTCCCGTTCACAGACACCAAGCACACCATCTACGGCAAGGATGTTCACAAGGCCATCGAGGACTACGGGCGTGACGGCACACCACTGCCGCCAGAGTTCGTGATCTTCCAGCCAGTCGTAGATGCTCTCCTTGCCAAGCCCGGGAGGAAGCTGTTCGAGCATGAGATGGCGCTGACCAAGGACTTGCGACCCTGTGACTTCAAGTCTGACGACAGGTGGGTGCGCGGCATCGCGGACCTGCTCATCGTGGATGACGACAACCTGATGGCCCGGGTGGTGGACTGGAAGACGGGCAACGACAAGTATCCAGACAGGGACCAGCTAACGCTGATGTCCCTGATGGTGTTTGCCCACTTCCCCCACATCCGCTCTGTCTCGTCTGCCTTGGTCTTCATCGTCAAGGGCAGCATGGTCAAGCACAAGATGTCCTACGAAGACGCAGAGGCTGCGTGGTGGGACTACCGGGAGCGCGTTGCCAAGCTTGAGGCAGCGC